GATCAAACATAGGACTGTATGATCTTGCTACCTGCGGTTTTGTTAAGTAATTTAATAAGTTATTCATAACATAACTATTTATGCTATCGAATCTGACGTTCCACTTTTTTTCCAGTCCTTATATTCTGGATTATCATTTTTCTATAAGAACCTATTGTTACTGTAAAGTTTACAGTATCCCCAGAAATAACAGGAGATGAATCTATAGTACCAGGATATCTGTAAGTCTTAACTACATTACCTCCTACAGTTTCTCTCACTTCGAGTTTAACAGAACTGCCTTGCTGCTGAGCTAATGCATAGTACGTTTCATTCTTGTTCATTATAATTATTTAATAAGCCTTGTATTAATCATATCTAGATATTAAATATTTTATATGGCAGAGGTTAAGAAGGCTAGGTTGTTTTTAAGACGCGGTACTGATACTGATAGAAAAACCACAATCTTATGCGAAGGAGAACTTGGTTATTCTACAGATGCCTTTAGAGTAGTAGTTGGAGATGGTAGCACTCTAGGTGGTCTCGGTTTAGGTACTAATGTGTTTGTTAGTGCTGGTGGTTCATTAGCTAACAGCTTTCATACACATTTAACTGAAGCATCCGCTGGTGGGTTTGCTATGGCAGGAGATATTGCTGTATTTCCAGCTGCGACATATGTTGATGGTACTGGTAGCGATGTTACACCAACTAATACAACTGGAACAAGTGCTACTACGGTTGTATTATTAACAGGTACTGATAATAGTAATCCAACACATTGGGTCGCTGTTAATTCTGGTATACCGTGGGGTAATATTGATACTCCTGTTGATGCCATTTCGGGTGATCAAGTTCATGGTGGTGATATTTCCGGTAATGTAACATTTAGTGGAACAATATCAACAACGACTTTAACTGGTACGAGTGCTTTTATAAGTGGTTTAGTAGCTAGTGGAAATCGGAATGTGTTTGTTACTTCTACTGGTCAATTATCATCTAGAATTGATGGCAACGCTGCAGACGGTCGGTTAAGATGGTTAACTTCATCCACACCGATTTCAACTCGTGGTGCTAACACCGCTGGGTTTAATATGGACTGGGCTATGGAGGCGAATCCGAACGGTGTTCCAAGTAATGCGTCCAGTGTTCTACTTGAAGCCGTCTATGATGCCCCGGTAGGTACTAATAATGGTAACAACCAATTTATTAAAGTAAGAGATAGTGCTGACGGTGTGGTTGCAGGATTAACAATTGTGAGAGTTGATAGTAGTACTTTAGTTAAAGGTGCAGTACAAGCGTTATGTCCTTTAAGTGCTTATGGTGGTAGTATATTTTTTGATTATCGGATCTATTCGGATGGGACAGAACAGGGATTTGAGAACGGTTTCACCTTAAGCGTAGTTGGTTATATATAATTACCTTTCCCAAGGAAAAACTATCCAATCATTATTATCAAATTCTCTTACTGTATAATCAGGCATGAAGGCCGTCTTGGGCTTATAATATAATGTAGCAAAATCCCAAGTTATATTATATTGATCATTAAATATAACAAAATTACCGTACACCTTTTTTAGCGTTAATCCTGTATCGACGAGATCGTCAACTATTAGAACCCTCTCTCTCATTAACTCGTCTTGCGTTGGAAAAGAAATTTGCTTTACAACATCATTTATATTATGAGGACCTTTCCGAGGAGCATCATCTTGATAAGATTTCAAGTTACATGATAGTAATTTATCTACCTTCAGCTTCTTTGCTAAAAGAGCCGCAGGAATCATTCCACCGTTTGCGATACCGAGGATACAAGTCGGGTGAAAATCTTTTACTCTTTCTACTAATAAAGATATGTCCTGCTCAATACTTTCCCAAGACAAGTTAATTTTTGATGTCATTTAAATCAATACTAATTTCGTTACCCATGTATTTTACGAGATCTTTTATTTTATCAACTGTTTCATTTCTCTCTGGTTCATCCATCGTTTTAGTGTGTTTATACAGATCTAAAATAAAATCAGGAGTTATCTTTTGTTTTGTCATTCCACGTTTTTTTCTCGGCATTACATATATTTACAAATGTCTTTATAACTTCAATCTGTTAAATTAAGATAAAATTGTTAAATAATTAATACATGGCCGGTTCAATATATAGTGAAGTCACTGCAGTATCTACATTTGGCTATCCGCGAGATAGAGTAATAGGTAAACTTAGAGTTGCAGCTCTTAATTTACCTTATTCAATAGATGACATTAAAATTAGTCATAATGATTTTGCCATCGCGGAGGTGTATAATGATAGTATTCTCAAATTATATAGAAATTATTTGTATTTAATTGCTAACGCTGAGATGAATACCGGTACATCTCCAACGTCTGCTAATCTAGGATTTATTAACGTTGATCAGTTTTTTACACCTACTCTTTGTTCAACTTCTGCAGAGCCAGCTTCTGGTAATAGTCTTTCCTCAATGCAAGCAGTTGCTGAGACGTTTATAACTAAAAAGACAGATAGTGATAATTTTGTATTTTTCAATTATAGTCCTAATGATTCAACTGTAATTGAAAGTACAACGGAACTAAGTTCTTTATGTACTATATTAGCAGGTAATTTTGTAGAATTTAATAAGACCTTTAAATTTAGAAATGTTGTTTGTGTAGATATTGTAGATACGTATTTGTTTGTTTTAGATAATGGTCTTAATACTTTATTTAAGTTTGATATTTCTGGTCTAATAACTCAGGATACTGCAGTCCAACGCACTAAGCTTATCAGTGATCGTCCCGGTCGGTATTTATTAAAAACGTTAGGCGGTTCTGGAGTATCTCAAGTTAAAAATAAATTAAATAATCCACGGAGCTTTTCAGTTTTTAATAATAGAATTTATATTTTAGATAACGGTAACTATAGTATAAAAGTATTTGATTTGAATTTTAATTATATTACTGAAGCCCGGGATGTACCAAAATTTAAACAGTATGGTGATTTAGTTTCTATTGTTATAGATGAGTGGTCAGATACGATTAAATCACCTTCAGGATATATACTTTCATCAACTGGTAAAATTTTTGAATATAATATTTTCACAAATAAAATAAGCCAACCGTGGCTTCCGTTTGAGTCATATTTACCATTTGAGCTTTATGGTGTAAAAACTGATGATTTGACTACATTAACATCTCGTAATTTATATGAACCAGAATCAGATAATTTTAAAAAAATAGTTAATAGTAAAGTTTCAAAAAATATTTTATATATAGCCAGTAATAGAAATATATATACTTTTTATAAAACGAATTTAAATTCACCAATTAATACATTTGATCTTACTAGTGCTAATATTACAGTAGAGTATGATAGTATAAGCTCACAAAAGATATTATCATTTGATACTGTATTGCATAATAATGTTGATTATATAGCGGTTACAACATCTACATTATCTGCGACAGTTAGTGCTGCGGGTCATGTTACAGGCGCCCCAGTGTCTGGATATAAAACAAGTACATATATTTTTGCTAATGATCATATAACAAGTAAATTATATAATACTAGTTTTTATACTAATTATTTTACGTTATCTGATATATATGTGCTGCCGCAAGAAATAGTTAATAATATAACTTTCAACAAAACAACAAAAAAATTATTATATAATCATTATTCGTTTTTTGAGAATTTAAATAAAAAAATATATAGTTATTATACACCTAATAATATTGGAACTACTATTGCTCCAGCTATATGTACGATAAATGACCATGAGTTTAGTAAGCCTACAAGTTTTAATGATAATGAAGATTTTTATATAGGAGTAAATGAGCCTTTATTGACTGATGTTGTTAATCGACCATTACAACTATTATACGATCAACAAGAAGATTTATTTAATTTAATTAAAGAAGAATATTTAAATACTGATCCACCTATTGATATTGATTTAAGACTACCCGGACAATATTCAAGTGAATTAAGTTTATTATCTCTACCTACTACAGGTGTTACAGTAACAGCCGGATCATCAGTAACAATAACAATTACACGTCGTGACGACGTTTCTATTTATAGGAGATGTTCTTTCTACATGTATACTAAAGCAGGTACTGCCAAAGAAAATGAGTTTACACATATACCGGAAACTAATAAAAGTATACTCTCATTTTTACGTGGAGAATCATCTACTACTATTACATTAGATACAAATAAATTTGTAGCTGGCGGAAATCGTACATTTGAATTTATTATTGATCAAAAATCAAACTGCGTAGTACACCCGGATTATAAATCTGTGATTGTTACAATAGTACCAAGTACGGCAAAGTATGATATTACGTTTGATAGTATTGTTAGTGATACTAGTTTAGTATCAAAAACGGGCTCCGGGGTGATTGCTCGAGTTGGTGTAAAGCGATATACATCAGATTTAGATTATTCTTTATCTGCGGCTTGTAATTTGTATATAAATCCAACCGACTCGGTTGGAATCGAGCTCGGTGAACACGCGTATACTCCTGTCGTCGGTATGACACATGCCGGGTTTTTACAATCTGATCCTGCAGGTTATGCTCAGGACGATTTCCCACCACTGTTAACAGGTAATAATCTTATGCAAGTGTCTGCGAAAAATATCGCAACTACTAGTACATTATTTTTCGCGGCTGGTGTATCTTCAATAGTATTTGATCTTAGTGCTAAAGGATCGGAGACAGGTGCTGATCTTCCAGCTGATATGGGTTTTACTATATATCTTCACAATGCTAGTAATAGCGCGGTAATTAATCAAGCAGGTGCAGAGGCGGCAGCAGCCGACGATTTAAATTGGGACCATGCGACTCAGTGGACTATATATTTTAATCAATCATGGAGTCCTATTACAATAGCATTATCTAGTATTTCTGCAACGTATGTAGCAGACGGTGATAGTGATACACCTTTATTAAGTTGCGTTAATATGTGGGATGCATTATATACGAGTATAGCTAGTGATGAAGCTAATACTGGTACAACATCGACTTGTGCATTTTCGACAGTCTCTGCTGACGGACCTGTAGATGTTACATTTACAGTAAATCGTCCACTTTCTGTTTTTTCAACCGACACATTGTCCGCAGCATTATATATTAAACCTCCCTCTATTAATAGTTTTGAATTTTATAATAATAAGATTGCTATTAATGTTCAAGGTTCTACTGGTGGAGGTACAGGTCAAGAGGCAACAGCTGTACTTGTAGGAAAGGCTGGTCGTGGAGGCCATGGTGCAAGATTATTAGAGCATGACGGTGAGTACGGTACTGATTTTGAACGAGACACTACAAATATTGAAGCGGATGTAGATATAGCTAGTCATACAGGTGTATCTGGTGGGCCTGCTTTAAGTGGCTTCGATACTTATTTTAATTGTCCACTACCAACCGGTCAGAGTTCAATTACAATTAATAACGCAGGTGGAATTTATGGTGGCGCTGGCGGAGGAGGCGGCGGGATTGTACCTGTTAGTGCTTCTGTTATGCCTTTTGCAAGTGACTTATTTGCTGGTGGTGGAGCTGGTGGTGGAGCTGGTATTCATTTAACAAATTGTGGATCTGGTGGTTATGCTGCTATGGGCTCTGGGGATGAGATGGATGCTGATAGGAATATTGTGATACCACAAGATGGTCGTTATGTTGATCTTTATTTGCAAAATGGAAGTGATGGTATAGTCACGGGTGGCGGCCCCGGTAAAGGATGGTCAATAGTATCACCAGTGGTGACTTTAGGGGACGGCTCTACAGTAGATTTAACTACATATCACGCAATGACTGGGTTGTCAGGAGGAGGATTAGGAGAAGCTGGTCCTTCAGATAGCTCAGTATTAGTACCTACTGGCGCACAACCCTCATTATCTCTGACTGTCGTTGCAAATGAATTAAAATTAAGAGTAGGAGGAGTGGCAGGTAATGTTATTACATCTACAGTTACACCTCTCTGTGCCGGGGCGGGTACTTATAAAGGGTCTTAGCTTATAATCATTACTAGTGTTTATTAAGAATATTAATAAGTAATAGTAATGAAATTCAGTTCCAACGCACAAGCAGCGCTTTCCGCTTCAAAATCATACGCTGAAGAATTTAAGAGCAGGTATGCTGGAACAGAGCATTTACTTCTAGGCTTAATTGAAAGTCATGATACGTTTCTGGAACAAACCTTTAATCGATTAGATGTAGATATATCTCATTTAAAAGATATTGTTATTAGTATTTTAAATATAGAAGAAACTAATAAACTTTTTAAATCTGACACCGGCCCTAACTTTACGCCTCGCGTTTTAAGAATAATAGATTTTGCGAAAGGGCTAGCCCAGAAGTTAGAAAAGAATACAGTAGATGTAATTCATTTATTTTTATCTTTATTATATGAGAATGATGGCGTCGCGACCTCGATTCTTATGGAGTATGGTTTAAATTTTGACAACGTAAAGAATGCTATACAAAAGGAATTAGGTGATATTAAAACTAGTAATAGTTTACGTAGGTCTAGTATACCAGAGAGCTTAGAGCCTTATTTTATTGATTTAACTTATCAAGCTTCGACAGATAAATTACAAAGTACATTTTCAAGAGATGCCGAATTTGATAAAATATATCTTGTTTTAGGAAAGAGACATAATACTAATCTTATTATAACCGGCGACCCAGGAGTTGGTAAAAAGTCTGTAGTATATGAACTTGCAAGAAGGATAACTAAAAAACTTACTCCTAATCATTTACACGATAAAAGAATATTAGAACTAAAACTTAAAACCCTTATAGGTGGTACTAAGTTTAGAGGAGATTTTGAAGCTAGAATGGACGTCCTTCAAGAGTATCTTAAAGATAATACTGATGTAATTTTATTTATTAATGATATTGCTCTTATAACTCGAATTGACGGTACAGCAAACATAGAAGAATATTTCAGTGAACTATTTAATAGTGATGATATTAATTTTATAGGTACATGTACATCAGATGATTATAAAAAATATATTGATGATATTACAACTATTAGCTCTAACTTTGAAAATATAATTGTTAGGCAAACTGACTTAGATGAAACAAAAGGAATTTTATATAATATGATTCCTATGTATGAAAATTTTCATAATGTAAAATATAATAAAAATATAATAGAAGATATTGTTAAATTATCATCGAGGTTTATTTTTGATAAAAGCCAACCTGCGGCATCACTTGATTTATTAGATGAGTGTGGCTCTCATATTAAAAATCAAATATCTAATACATCCGAACAAATTGTACAAATTCAACAAAAAATAGACGGCATACAAAAACAAAAGCTAGAAGCTATACGGGAATATAATTTTGATGAAGGTTGTAAGTTAAGGCGAAAGGAAACAGCTTTATCTAATAAATTAAAAAAAGAAATAGTAAAACAGAAAGCGGTTGAATTTGATAAGGTTATTACAGACGATATTGTAAGAGATATACTTAGTATTAAAACAAATATACCTATAAGCAATATTAGAGGTAGTAGTTTACCAGATTTAAATAAAGTAGAACAATCTTTAAAGGAAAGATATATCTCTCAGACTAGAGCTATTACATCATTATTACATCATTTTAAGAGAGTTAAAACCGGACTACAAGACCCCAGTCGTCCATTAGGTTCTTTTCTTTTTATTGGTCCGACTGGCGTTGGTAAGACGTATTTGTGTGAATTAATTTCTGAATACTTTTTTTATAACAAGCAAAATTTTCTTAAGATAGATATGTCAGAATTTATAGAACCACATTCTACAAGTAAATTAATTGGCTCGCCTCCTGGTTATGTAGGTTATGGTGATAGATCAATACTTTGTGATTTTATTAAAACTAATCCATATAGTTTACTTTTATTAGATGAAATTGAAAAGGCTCATCCAGATGTTGTTAATATATTTTTACAAGTTTTAGATAAAGGAGAGTTAACTGATAGCGTAGGTCGTAAGATTAATTTTAAAAATTGTATTATTGTATTTACAAGTAATATTGGTTCTCAATTATTTGATAAGGATTCTATCGGGTTCGGTGGTACAGCAATAAGTTCTATAGATTTAGAAAATGCTTGCCAGAAATTTTTTAAACCAGAGTTTTTAAATAGACTAGACGAAATTATTAGATTTGAGCATTTATCAAAAGAAGATATATATAACTTAGTTCACATACAATTAAATGTTTTTTCTAAAAAATTACAGGATATTAATAATATAGAGTTTACTTTAACGTCTGAAGCTCAAGATTATATAGCTCAACAAGGCTATAGTCGAAAATATGGTGCACGTTTTCTGAGACGGTTCTTTGAGAAACATATTGAGACAGAGGTCGCGTCGTTATTAATAAAGAGTAAAACTCAGCTGAAAAAAATAACTTGCAAAGTGAAAGATGGTACGTTAATATTTGCGTCATGATTGCATATAAATTCGTCGTCAAAGACATTTATACAAACGAAAGAAGGGAGTTTGAACTTCTCTCAGAATATAAAGACCCCCGTCCGGTTCATAAGGAAGGTATGAGACAGATTAAGTTCGAGGAAGATATTGAGAAGTTGTATGTTGATATATCCGGAAAGGAAGTTGACCGAACATATGAGCAGTTAGTTTATGATAAGCGAAAAGGATTTTTAGATTAATGAATAATACTGGAGAAAAAATAATTATTGTAAATTCTTTTATTAAGTAAGAGTTTTTAGACAATGTAGTATAGAGGAGGTGTTGCTAAGCAACACCTTTTTTATTAAATAATTATAATGATACCTGCGGAAATATTAACAATGGCTGGCGGGTCATTAGTAGGATTCTTTTTTAAATTAGTCGCAAAGCGAGCGGAGAATGAACAAAAGCGCTTTGAGATGTTTATGAAAGAGAAAAAGTTTGCTGATGAGTCAGCTGATAAAGCTGTTCAGCGTGTAAGTGTAGATGGCGGCAAATGGGTCCGACGGTTAATTGTTGTCAGTGTTTTGTTTGGTGTTATATTAGCTCCGTTTATTACTACATTTATGAATCACCCTATTGTAGTAGAGGAGCTCGTTACTACAAAGATACTATGGGGATTACTTGGCTCAAAGACTGAACCTGTATTTATAGAAATAGAAGGTTATTTATTAGTACCTGAAATTCGACAAGCTTTAACAGCTATTATTGGTTTCTATTTTGGCCAAGCCACAGTCAAACGATAAGTTGAATTTCAAAATTTTCCATTATATTTATATGCGCCGTACCTGTTTGCACATGACCTATTAATCGCATAAATTATGCATAAATAAATACACGAATGCTACAAGACATTAATTATCTGGATGAAATTTCTACCTTTACATTTACAAGTAAATACGCAAGATTTAATCAAAATTTAAATAGAAGAGAGACATGGGATGAATGTATAAACCGTGTTGCAAAGATGCATGTTGATCGGTTTAAGAGAGATTTATCATCAGAAGATATAGATACAATTAAGTGGGCGTTTCAACAAGTAAAAGATAAGCACATTGTACCGTCAATGCGTTCAATGCAGTTCGGCGGCAAGGCAGTGTTAGCACATAATGCTCGTATATATAATTGTGCAGTAAGACATGTTGATAGTATAAGATCCTTTGCGGAGATATTTTATTTATTGCTTTGTGGTTGTGGAGTAGGTATTGGAGTATCAAAGCATTTTATTGATCGATTTCCTGATATAGTTACTGCAAAAGATAAGACAGGTACCGTTGTAACGTACGTCGTCGAGGATAGTATTGAAGGGTGGTCTGATTCAATTGAGGCTCTATTAAATTCTTATTTTCGTAATACTGCTTTTTCTGGTCGTAAGATTGTTTTTGATTTTAGTAAGATTAGATCTAAGGGAGCTCCGCTCGAAACTGCTGGAGGTAAGGCTCCAGGATATCAAGGACTAAAAAGATGTCATCAAAAAGTAAAGGAGTTATTCGATTATATTATTGAACAGCAGAAGCAAACTAGATTAAAACCAATTAATGCATATGATATTCTAATGCATTGTGCTGATGCAGTATTGTCTGGAGGTATTCGCCGATCAGCTACATCTCTTATTTTTGATAAGGATGATGAAGAGATGATGAATGCAAAGACATTTTTTGATGTTACTCGTCATACGAAATTTTATCATGATGATGAAACTAATCTATACGTAGGCAAGATTACAGTTAATAAGAAGAAGTATGAGGTTGAGTTAATTGAATATGAATATAATGAAGTACTAAAAAATAAACGTATCAGTTGGGTTCATATTGAACCTCAACGTGCTAGAAGTAATAATAGTGTATTACTTTTAAGAGATAAAACTACATTTGAAGAGTTTACAAGCATTCTTAATAAGACAAGACAGTTTGGTGAGCCTGGATTTGTGTTTGGTGATCATCCATGGCAATTATATAACCCTTGTTTTGAAATAGGCTTTATACCTGTTACCAAAGATGGTGTTTGTGGTGTTCAATTCTGTAATCTAACCTCCATTAATGGAGCTAAGATTGATACTAAGTCTAAATTTTTAGATGCAGTAAAGGCGTCAACAATTGTTGGTACTTTACAAGCAGCATACTCTGAGTTTGATTACTTGAGACCTGCGTCTAAGCAATTAACAGAAGGAGAGGCGTTGTTGGGTGTATCTATTACTGGTATAATGGATAACCCTAGAATTCTTTTAAATCCTGATTATCAGAGAGAAGGTGCTAATTACGCTGTTAAAGTCAATAAGTCTTGGGCTAAAAAGTTAAATGTTAATCAAGCTGCTAGGATTACTTGCATTAAACCTGAAGGTACATCGTCATTAGTGCTTGGTAGTGCGTCTGGAATACACCCTCATCATAGTAAAAGGTATTTTCGACGTATTCAATGTAATAAGTTGGACCCTGTGTATAGGCACTTTAAGAAAAGCAATAAACATATGTGTGAGGAGAGTGTATGGTCGGCGAATAAGACAGATGACGTAGTTACATTCCCTGTACAGGTTTCTAAGCACGCCATGGTAAAGGATGACCTTACAGCTCTACAGCATTTAAAGTGGATTAAGACTACTCAGCAAAATTGGGTGATTCCAGGTACAACTGAAGCAAATATCAATAATATCGAACATAATGTTAGTTGTACCGTGGTAGTAAAGGATGATGAGTGGGATAGAGTGTTTAAATTCTTGTATGATAATAAGAAATACTTTGGCGCAGTTGCATTATTACCTAAAATAGGTGATAAATTGTATAACCAAGCGCCTTTAGAGTCAATAATTGATGAAAAGGATGAAATTCGATGGAATACTATTGTTGATAAGTATATATCTGTGAATTATAAGACTTTAAAGGAAAAAGAAGACACAACAGAGGTACAAGATACAGTTGCCTGTGGTGGTGGTGCATGTGAAATACCTAATTTACAAGAAGTTAAGGCAGTTGAACCAGAAGTAGAGGTAGCTTAGTGTTTTTTCTTTATACCATTGTATCTAGTTAAGTCTAACTGACATAAAGGCTTTTCTATCTTTAATTTACCTAACCATTCATTTTGTATAACGAGTTTACTACCACCAATTACTTGACCATCAATGACGTCGTAGATGAAGAATACTGTTTTAGTCATTCCAACACGTATGATCCGTCCAGGCTTTCCATCTACGTACACTGTGTCATCAGTTTTGTAATCATTACCCCAAAACACAAATAAACCTGCAGCTAGTTTCTTAATACTTGATTGGAACATTAATAAGGACAGACCTGCAATAAACATCCATCCATAGTCTCCTAATAAGTTCCTAACAATGATCTCAAGGTTATCAACTTCATTTCCCGATGACTCCATATAATTATTTAATTACCGGAGAATAAATACTTATACATGAAGAAGATTATTATCGTTATTGGTACTTATAAAAAAGAAATTGGTGGTTTATTAAGACACGCTGCTACTATTGCAGGAGGAGTTTTGATCGCCAAAGGTACATTATCGACGGATACGTTCACTATGATCTTAGGTAGTACTTCAAGTATTGTCGGTACTGGCTGGTCGTTTGTTAATAAAGCTTCCCATAAGAA